AATAAAATCCTATCAACTAGAAGCGACCGCACAGAAGCGATTGTATGAAGCTGCAGAAGAAAAGAAACGTATTCATTCTGAAGCACAACAAGTTGAAGCGGAAAGAAAACATTATGCCGAAAATCTACAATTATTGGCACAATCGTTGCAACAAATGCAGTCAGGTAATATGACTGAACAACAATGGCAACAGTTATACGAAGAAGACCCTATGGCTTATATGAAAGCCAAAGAAGATGTTCGTAGCCAACAAGATAGATTACAAGCATTGCAACAAGAGCAAATGGTACTCGCAGAAAGACAATTACAGACCGAACAGGCAAAACTCCTTGAAAGGATTCCTCAATGGAAAGATGCCCAAGTAGCTACAAAGGAACGTAATGACATTGTTACCTATGCCAAGCGATTTGGTTTTAGTGACCAAGAAATCGCTGCAACTACTGACTCTCGTGTTGTTGATTTGTTAAGACGTGCATATCTTTATGATGCTCTACAGTCGAGAAAACCGACTGCAACAAAGAAAGTAAAGAAAGCACCGAAGATGATTAAATCAGGTCAACCGAAGCAGAAAGTTAATGTTTCACAACAAAACCGAAAAACGGCTTTTGATAAACTATCGAAAAGTGGTCGCAAAGAAGATGCGGTCGCTTATTTATTAACTAAATAACTGATTAAGGAACTAAAACAATGGCAACCTTTTTAACTTCAAATGCTGTTGGCGAAAGAGAAGACTTATCCGATATCATTTACAGAATTGACCCGTCAGAAACACCATTGCTGACTGCTGCTGCAAAAGAAACAACTGCAGGGGTAACAACAGAATGGCAAGTGCAGGAATTAGCTGCGGCGGTTGACACAAACCATGTAAATGAAGGTGCAGACTACTCGTATGTAAATCCAACGGCTACGGTGAGACTCTCAAATGTCCATCAAATAGCAGCACAAGCAGCATCAGTATCTGCAACACTTGATGTAGTAGATAAAGCAGGTCGTGATAAAGAAACTGCATATGTAAAAGTGATTAAAGGTCTTGAGCAAAGACGTGATATTGAAAAATCACTTTTCAAAAACGAAGCAAAATCTGCATCTGACCCAAGAAAGACTGCAAAACTTTTAACATGGCTAACAAATGGTGACAAACCATCAGACATGGGTCATGCTACAGGCGATGGTAGTGATACTGCTGACCTAACAGGTACAGCAAGAGCACTAACACTTGCACAAATTGAAGCAGCAATCAAAGAAGCATACGAAGATGGCGGTAACCCATCTATGCTACTTATGTCACCTGCTAACAAAGTAGCTTTCTCAGGTCTATCATCAGGCTCAGTATCAACTAACCAAATCACATCTACTGCTCCGCAAGAAGCAGCGATTATTGGCTCAGTAAGTCTATTCTTATCTGACTTTGGTACAGTTGAAGCAGTCGTTGACAGACAAATGCCAAACTCTGAAATGTATGTGATTGACAAAGACTACGTTGCTCTTGGCTTCTTGCCGGGAAGACAATTTAGTGTTTCAGACGTAGCACCAACAGGTGACGCAACTAAATTTGCGATTATTTCTGAATATGCACTTATTGTTCGTGCACCAAAAGCACACGCATTCATTTACGGACTAAATACTTCATAGTATTAGCAAACAGGAGGGGGGTGTATTCCCCCCTCATATGAGGGAACATGGCAAAAAAAATAGTAGTAGATACAGATGGCATATCCAAAAAAACAACAATGGAATACGATGCCAACGAACAAGAATATATAATAAAAACAGAACAAAAGATTGACCCTGTAAAGGACTTGGCAAAAAATCAATTAGACTTACACCGTCCCGGTGATTTGATTGGTAACACGCAGAAACATTTTCAAAAGGTAGGTGAAATACCTGCCGTGTTATATCACGAACTTATGGTCAAGTTTGGTACACCAAGAGAAAATCCAAAAGCATGGTTGCGTTGGTTGCAGGATAAAGACAACGAAGCATTCAGGACAACCAACGGTCGATTAATTTAGAAGTGAGTGTTGCTCCCTTGCACTCACTTCCCCATTGAAAGAATAGGTTAGTTTAATGGCACTTTCTACATATAGTGATTTGAAAACAGCAATAGCTAACTTCTTAGCTAGAGATGATTTGACCACACAAATACCTGACTTTATAAGATTGGCAGAAGCAAGAATGAGTAGAGAACTTGACACTCGTTCTATGGAAAAAAGAGCAACTGCTACGACTGTAGCAGGTGATGGTTTTATATCATTACCTACAGATTTGCGTGAAATAAGAAACGTGCAATTAAATACCGACCCTGTAAAAACACTTGAATATTATACGATGCAAATGTTGAACACGCACTACTCAGGGCAGGGTCAGGGCAAACCAAAGGGGTACAGTATTGTCGGAGTCGAAATAGCACTAAAGCCAATACCTGATGCCGCTTACACTTTAGAAATAGTTTATGGTGAAAGTTTGGACGCACTTAGCGACACGAACACTAATAACACTATACTTACTAGACACCCTGACGCATATTTGTATGGGTCGTTAATGAACGCATATACCTTCTTGATGGACGAAACAAGAGCCACGCAATATGATACTTTATTCTCACGGATAATGAGAGAAATAATTATTGATACAGAAAAAGCACGATATGGCGGAGTGCTTTCAATGAAAACAACTTATAGAGGAACTTAATTATGTCAGCAATGAGTAACTTTTTAGAAAATGAAATACTAGACCATATACTGAGAAACTCAGCATATACACCTGCTTCCACTGTTTACATCGGATTGAGCACAGGCTCATTTGGTGATGATAATAGTGGCACAGAATTATCAGGTAATGGATATACAAGAAAATCAATCGCATTTGATGCGGCTAGTGGTGGTGTGTCAGACAATACTAGTAACGTAGATTTTGACGCAGCAACGGGAAGTTGGGGAAGTGTTAGTCACTTCGGGTTGTTCGATGCTAGTACAAGTGGCAATCTATTAATTCATGGTGCATTTAGTGCTGCCAAAACTGTTAGCACAGGTGATATTCTAAGAATAGCAGCAGGTGAATTAGACATAACCGCAGCATAGTATTATGGCTACACTAGAGGAACTAGATGCTTTTGGCGATATGGATTCTTTGGATTCGTTTGGCACATTAGAGCAACTAGATAACTTAACATTACATAGTGCAAGTGCGGCTGTAACAATAGCAGTTACAACGTCTGCCGCAGCTAACAGAATATTAGGTGCATCTTCGGCAGTTACTATAGCCATAACATCATCAGCTAGTGGTGCACTAATACAATCTGTAGGTAGTGGTGTAACAATATCTATTACAGAAAGTAGTGCTGCAGGTCTAATAAAAACAGTATCAGAAAGTGTTGCAATATCAATAAACGCAACATCTACTTCTAATATAATACTTGATGCAAGTGCAGATGCAACCATCAGCATATCAGCAAGTGGTAATGGCAGTTTAATTATGGAAATGTCAGCAGGTGAGACCATAACATTGTCTGCTGATGTCTTAGGAGAGATACTTGGTGAGTCTTGGTCAAATGTTTTAGTGGGTAGCGAAACATGGTCAGAGATATCTGTTGGAAATGAAACTTGGACAGAGACAAGTTTAGAAGACCAAACATGGAGTATACAATGATAGAATTTGGTGAATGGTTGCCCGACCAATCTGATTTATCAGGTAAAGGTGTCTTAGAAGCAGTAAATGTAATACCGGGTGTAAGAGGGTATCGACCTGCTAATAATATGTCGGTTATATCAAATGCTGCTGATAATTATTTGCGTGGTATATATGCCACAAAAAAACAAAACGGCACAGTACAGATGTTTGCAGGTGATGCGACAAAATTATACAAATATGCAAGTTCAGATTCTGATTTAGATAGTGTCTCAACATCAGGTAATTACACTTTAGAATCAGATGATGTTTGGAACTTTGTACAGTTTGGAGACAGCCTTGTAGCTGCTTCAGGTCACAACCAAGCATTACAGGAGTACAATATTGAAAGCAGTAGTAACTTTGACCCGATTAGTGGTGCACCTGCTGCAAAGCACATTGCAGTTGTTAGAGATTTTATTGTTACAGGTAATGTTAAGTATAGTGGCAACACACATACTAATAGGATTTATTTTGGCGGTATCAATAGTGTTACTGATTGGACTATTGGCACAAACCAAACAGATATACAAGACATACCTGATAGTGGCGAGATAACAGGTGTTGTTGGTGGAGAGTCAGGCACTATATTGTTACAAAGAGGTATAGCAAAGATTGAGTATGTTGGCTCACCATTAATATTTACAGTCGATAGAATAGAAACAAACAATGGTTGTGAGATACCCGGAAGTGTAGCAGCACTTGGCTCAAATGCAGTATTTTATTTATCACCAAACGGATTCTTTTTGTTTGATGGTAGAAAGTCTATACCTATAGGTGCTGAAAAGATAGACCAATTTTTTTATGATGATTTAAATCCTAGTTTTCATCACAGACTAACTTCTTCAATAGACCCAAATAATCAGATTGTTTTGTGGTCTTATGCTTCTAAAAACAGTATTACAGGAGACCCTGATAAAATTATTGTTTATAATTATGCTGTAAGCAAATGGTCTATATTAGAGTTAGAGCATGAATCTCTAAGTAGAGTTATGATACCCGGATATACCTTAGAAGAGCTTGATAACATAAATTCAAGTATTGATGCCCATACCACTACTTTTGATAGCAAATTATATCAAGGTGGCACTTTAACTTTGGGTGGGTCTAAAGATAAAAAGATACACGCATTTACCGGCAATATCTTGAATGCTAAAATTACAACAAGAGAGTTTGAAGTATCACCGCAAAGGTCTTCTGTTATAAATTCAGTAATACCTTATGTAACATCAAAGAATCCTGCAGTACAACCTACTCTGACTGTTAGTGTAGGTAGTCGTAGCAGACAAATTGATGATGTAAGTTTTACGACAGCAAGTTCACTTAATGCAGATAATTTTTGCAACGTTAGAACAAGCGGTCGTTATCATAGAGTAAGAGTCGAAACATCAGGTGATTTTAGATATGCACTTGGTGTTGATGTTGATGCCAAAAGATTAGGCAGACGTTAATGGTTGATTTTAATTATAGAAAAATTCCGTCACAGGGCGGTACACCAAGAGAAGTTGCAAATGCTGTAAATCTTTTGATTGATGGTAAAAATAAT